ACCGGAACGGCGCTACGGCGCGGGGGGCGGGGGCTGCTTATACCCCCACCCACCTTCTTATGCCCATCCCTCCATGAAAATAAAAAGACACCCGAACTCTGCAGAGACTCACCCACCCTATCCCTCCATGAAAAACAAAACACCATCCAACTCTGCAGAGACCACCTACCCCACCACGATATGAAAACAAGGAATCCAAAGAACTCTCTGCAGTCTCCACCCCCGGACCTCACCCCTACCCCGATTTGATATACTTGGGGATCGGTGCCCGCTTCTGGTTGAAAACACCCCCTGCATGGTCCTGTGCAGAGAGTATGGGATCGATTCCCATTATTTCCCCTCCCTACCCCCGGGATGCTCTGTGGGGATCTGGTTGGGTCTTCTTTGGATGATCGGTCTGTTACGTCTACTGATCCTTACTATGGGGAAGATGGTAACTCTGATTCCGGGGAGGGGTGGAGATGGGGATCGATCCCTGGTATTTGGAGGGTGGGGGTTGACGGACTGTGCAGAGTCTATGTATGCTTGGGACATCCTTGGACGACTGGAGGGTTGATGCCTGACCACGCTATACTGACGATCCTGGTGGGGTCGTGCTGCCTGCTTCTGGTGCTGCACTCCTGCTATCTCTCCCGGGCCACACACATGCGGTTCTCCCAGATCGAATCCCTGCTGATGGCCCTTCACTCCCGGCTGGACCGGGCACGACAAGTGTCCTGCTCCTGCCGGCCCCCGGAGCAGAACAAGTGACCGACCACCCCCTCTTCCAAATGGCCCTGGTGCTGATCGTGGCCCTGGTGCTGGGGGGTGGGGCCACTTACTGTGTCTGGCGGGAGTTCACCCTGCTGGACTTTGACGGATGCCCCTTCGACCAACCCCCGGGGTGCCCCCGGGCCGACAAGGACGTGGAGGATGACCATGCCTGAAGCCCTGGAAATCCGGGATAAGGCCCTCCTCGGGGAGGGCGTCTGCCCGGTGTGCGGGAACATCAAGGAAGCCTACATGTTCTACGTGAAGATGGAAGTGGTCTGCCCGAAGTGTAAATCCCGTTTCAACCAGGCAGGAAAGACCCTGCCGCCGGAGAACTGATCCCCGTTACGCACCTCTGTAACACTTGAACCCTTCCGGTCTGGGCCTCCTCTCCCCTGGAAGGGTTCTTCCTTTCTTGCGTGGAAGCACCCTGGAGAGTATCATGGGCGATATGGACCCGCTTGCAGACCTGGATGCCATTCTTCCGGCCATCCCGAAGCCGGTCCCCGATCGTGCCCTGAAGATGGCCACCCGGGTGGGGATCCCCAAGGAAGACCTGGAACTCTTCGACTCCCTGGCGAACGACCCCAAGCTGACGGACATCTCCCAGGAGATCGCCTACCTGCGCTACCTGCGGGTGAAGTTGCAGCAGTCCATCGAAGCCCGGCGGGATGTCATGGTGGTGGAACTCGGACGGCGGATGCTGGACGGGTTCGACCAGTATCTGTGGTCTCAATCCTCTCCGGTCCCCGAGGGCCTGAAGTCCGTCGTCCGGGACTGGATGAAGACCATCCTGGAGCGGCTGCTGAACGAACACTTCCCCATCATGGATCTGGACCGGGCCAACGCTGCTGCCCTCCGGGACATGGTGGTCGCCCTGGGGAAGCTGGCCTCGGAGTGGAAGAAAGTCACCGAGGGCATCACCGTCAAGATCGAGTCCAACGAAGACGAACTCTTCCTGAAACTGATCCGGGACGTGATGATTCCGTGCATCCCACGCCACATGTGGGTGGACATCCTGACCCGGTGCGAAGCCTTGACCTCGGAAATGACCCCGATGCTCCCCGAAGGGATGGTGGACTACATCTCATGAGACCGATCATGCGAGCCCATCTGGTTCTTGCCTGCAACCCCAAGGTGGTCAAGGACGGCAAGCTGAAGTGCTTCATCCCCGGGGAGACTGCCCCGCGGTGGACCGTCCCGGCTCGGGGTTACGGAGTCAACGGTCCCGGGTGGCAGTGGTATGGTGGGGACACCCCACCCGGGCGCTACCGGCTGGGGACGGTCTTCACTATATCTCCCGCTGAGATGGAAATTTACGGCACCTACTGCATCGACCTGATCGACCTGGAGAACCAGGAAATCGGGTTCGGCCGGGCGGGGATCAGCATCCACGCCGGACGCACCCCCTACACCCCCACCCTGGGGTGCATCCGGGTGTCGGAATCCACCCTTTCCCGGGTCCTGAACACCCTGAAGTGGGCCCGGATGCAGTCTGAGTTCACCCCCAAGGACTGGAAACTGTATCGGAACGAAGACGACTTCGTTGATCTCACCATGTCATGGCGGGACGACGTGTAGGGAGGCAAGACATGGGAACCGTGAAACGGGACTTTTTCGGACCTGCGGAAAGTGTAGAACTGCGCTACGTTTCTGCCAACCAGGGTGGTTTGACCCAGGTCTACCCCCTGGAGCACGAGTCGGTACTGGCCCTGCGGTTGAGCGGGTTCTCGGAGTCCGACATCCACTTCCTGATCCGGTTCATTGAGAGCGTCGGACTTCTCTCCGGGTTTCCCAAGGTCCCCGTGGAGAAGATGGAAGAGTTCGTAGACACCCTGCGGGACCTGTTCACCCTGATCAACGGGTTGAAGGACGGCTTCGACGTGCAGGATGTCTCGAACGTGATCAACATCCTGGACCGCATCTACAACCTGCTCCACTAGATGGCCATCACCCGGGAAGTCAAACTTTCTGAGGTCCCCAAGGACCCTTACTCCTATCTGCTTCAGCGGTTCCAGGAGACCCTGTCGCAGACTATAGCCATGACCCGGGTGTTCTACAAGAACTTCGACTGGTCGAAGAACCCCAAGCAGAAGATGCTCTTCGACCTGTGCTCCAACCCCCCGAGTCGCCGGGTGCAGCACATCATGCTTCGAGGTTCGGTCGGCTCCGGGAAGTCCATTGGGGCCCACGCATGGGCCTTGAAGACCTTGGACGAGCACCCTGGGGCCCACTGGTTCGGTCTGCGGAACACCCACGACGAGATCATCACATCGATCTGGTCACAGATCCGCAAGTTCCTTCGCCGGTATCAGGTTCCGTTTACCGATGGGAAGCAGCCGGCGTTCATCGAGTTGCCGAACGGGTCGGCATGGCACTTCTGGTCGGCCAAAGCCATCGTCCAGTCCAGCACCACCGACGTTGCCAAGGGTCTCGGCTCCGTGGAGTTCTCCGGAGCGACCCTGGAAGAAGCCGACTCCATCCTGCAGGCCGCCGTGGAGACGGTCCCCCAGCGCATCCGTGAAGCCTCCGGGGTGAAGAACCGCTTCATCTTCTACCCCATCAACCCCCCGTCGGAGTCCCACTGGCTGGTCAAGTTCTTCAACGAGAACAAACAGGACAACCCCCTGGATTTCCATGAGATCCACATGACGATGGAGGACAACCGCTACTGGTTGGATCTGGAAGCCCCGGGTTACATCGAGACCCAGTACTCCATCTACGGGCACAGACCCGCCCTGTTCCGGCGCATGATCCTGGGGGAGTACGGGCCGGACTCCAAGGGTGACCCGATCTTCCAGGATGTCTTCTCTCGGGACTTTCACGTCTACAAGCGGAAGATCGACGGACAGAACCGATCCCCGATCATCGAGCGGTGGACTGAAGAGCAGATGTGGAAGTTGGGCCCGGTGTGTCTGTGCTGGGACTTCGGCTGGAACCATCCGTGTCTTGTGGTCTTCCAGGATCGGGACTACGGCCGGTTCGACCAGATCGTGATCCTGGGAGCATGGCTGGGGGATCGGGAACTGCTCCGCCTCTTCGCCGGGTACATCATGGGGCGTGTGCAGCAGATGCTCCCCAATGCAGAGTTCCTTACGTTCTGCGACCCCGCCGGGGCTCAGAAGAGCAACCAGGGGGTGACGGATCAGTCGGCTGTGGACATCCTGGAGTCCCTCGGGCTGAAACCACGCTACATGCGGAGCAGCATTGAGTACGGTGTGAACCTGATGGCTGATCTGCTGGCCTCGAACTACACCTACGGGCGCTCTGGGGTTCAGCCCCTCCTGCTGATCGATGATAACGAATTCACGCAGGACATCATCGATGGGTTCGAAATCGGGTATGTCCAGGATCCCCGGGCCATCCTGGAAGATAAGATGCGCCCCTTGAAGGACGGGAAGTACGACCATATCTTCGACGCTCTGCGGTATGGGATCATCCACCGCCGGCGCTCCCGGAGGGACAACCCGGCCATGCGGGCCATACGGGCGCAGCGGGAAGACGTGTTCACCCGGTTGCACACGGATCCGAATTCCGGTAGGTTCTACGTGGAGGATCCACGAATGGACTCCGACATGCCGGGTTACGATTCCTGGGACATCCCATCCCCATCCTATAACTTCTGAGGAGGGTTGATCCGTGGATGACTTCAGAGGCACACGAGGTCCTCTTCGGAGGTTGAGGTTGGATCTTGGGGATCCCCTGGACGGGTTGGAGGCCATGTCCGCCCCGGACCCCTTTGGGGCCGAACCGGACGCTACTGAAGACGAGGATGCCATTGTAGACGCCATTGTCAACACCCTGAACCATGAGCATCAGGTGAGGCAGCCTCATGAGTACTTCTGGAATCTGGCATGGGATCGGGTGAACGGCCGTTATGACTTCTCCCGGAAGATGGGGTGGCAGTCCAAGAAGACCCTCCCTGAGGTTTTGCAGAAGACCCAGCGTCTGGTCTGGGAGATTACCAAGCCTCTGATCGAGGCAGGGGACAACTGGTTCTCGGTGAAGCCGATGAACCGGAAGTTCGCCCAACTGGTAGACCTCCCGGTGGAACTGACCCGGATGTCCATGTACCCGAACGCCGAGGGGTGCGACCACTTCAACACGGTGTTCTATGATCTGGTGTTCTCCGGGCTGGTGGCCGAGAACATGGCTCTTCTGGTCATTCCCGAGGTGGACGGCACCCCCAACATGTCCCCGCTGGACGAATCGGTGGCCCCCCTCGAGGAGGAGATGCCTTACATCCCCACCTACGGTTTCGGGGCTGCCAACGCCCTCCCCCCGGAACAGCAGGCCCCGGACATGAAGGACTGGGGGCAGACCTTCAGGATTCGGTTGGAGGCTTTCAACCCCCGGATGGTCTGGAAGGACTCCACGGACCGCAAGCGCTACGTGATCTGGTCCCAGTCCATGACCCCTGACGAGTTCCGAGCCGAGGCCGAGACCCGGGGATGGAAGTACATCGAGGAGACCATCGAGTCAGCCCTGTCCCGGGATGACGTTGGGATCGATCCCGATGCGGAGATCCAGAGAGTTCAACGAGATGCGGACAACGCCTACGGTCAGGGTCGCCGGGATACCATCCACCTGACCCACTTCTGGGGTACCCTGTATGACGACGAGGGGCATACCCTGGGGCCGGAGGGGCAGTCCTACTACATCCTGGGGAACAAGAAGTTCCTGGTGTGGGGGCCGGAGCCCTCTCCCTTCTGGCACAAGGAGATCCCCCTTGTGATCGCCCCGATGATGCGAATCCCCTTCACGACCTACGGGCGCAGTCTGATTTCTACCAGTATCGATCCGATGGATTCCTGGGTGGAGATCCTGAACATGATGCTGGACTACATGCAGCAGGCCATCAACCCACCCACCGAGGTGGACATGGATCTGCTGGACTCCCGGAGAGGGAATCAGTTGGCCTCCGGCATCGCTCCCGGGAAGGTGATCCTGACCGAGAAGAGGGGCGGAGCCGTTCCGGCTATCGCCAGATCCCAGGTTCCTGATCCAGGATCCGGGGTGTGGAACGTGTTGGGGATGTTCAGGCAGGAGAAGGACGGCTACACCGGGATGGGGGAGACCGGGGCCACCCCGAGGTCTCGGAACCGCATCTCGGCTCAGGAGTTCAAGGAAAGGTCGGCCATGGCCGGGGGGATGCTCCGGCAGTTGTTCAAGAACATCCAGGACGGGTTGCTCCGACCCACCCTCAGGCAAGCGTACTTGCTGACCTTGCAGTACATCCCCCAGCAGATGTGGGAAACCTACATTCAAGAGAAGATCGACGGGTTGATCCCCGGGACCCCCCAACCACAACAGCAACCGACTCCTGGACAGCCGGCCCCCCAAGAGCCCCCTTCGGCGGACTCCCCCCTGATTGCACGACTCAAGGAGATGCAGAAGTGGGATGCTGCGAAGCGTCTGCAGGAGTTGGGCAGAGCCTTCACCTTCAAGGTGGAGGTCTTCGACGCCGTGGAGAATCGGCGCGAGCGGTTGGAGAAGTTGTCGATGGTGGCGTCTTCCGCCCAGGCGGTTCCCATGATGGCTGCCCGGGTGAAGTGGCACAGGTTCACCGAGGAGTTCTTCCGGGCCTTGGAGTTGCCGGTGGACGAGTTCCTGTGGCCTGACGAGCGGGATACGGCCGACCAACCCATCCCCATGCCCCAGGCTATTGCCGCCATGACCGGGGTAAAGGACATGGAAGGCATCCCCCCGGCTCTTCCCACCCCGCCTCCCGGCGGGCCTGAGATGGGAATCCGTTGACGTGGTAAAGGAATTGGCATAGACTCTACAGAAGGAGAACTGACATGGAAGAGATCGATCCCCGCCCCGGCAAGATGGTCGAAACCGAGCCCGATCCTTACGGATCGGTTCCAGATCGGTTCGACAACCCCAATGTCATCGAACGGGAGATGACCGTTCGCTTCAACCCGAACCCCGGCGGGGAAGACCCGGCTATCCTGAAGGGTTTCCGGGTGGTCAAGAAGTTCGACTAGGAGGGTACATGGCTTGCAAGAAGAGTACCAAGAAGACCTCGGGGAGGGGTGGTTACAAGTAATGGCCAAGAAACCTCCCCCGAAGAAGGCCCCCTCGAAGAAGGCGCCTTCGAAGAAGGCTCCCCCGATGATGCCCCCGGGAATGCCTCCCGGGATGCCCCCGGGAATGCCTCCCGGGATGCCGTTCTGACAGTCTAGAACAAACAGGAGGTGGATCATGGCGGATGGTAAGGTTTCCAACCCGCGGCCTACTACCCTGATCGAGGTTGAGGACAACAAACTCACCAAGACCAAGGTCGATGGCAACTCCCAGCGGTCGTACCCGAAGCCCGACTAGAGGGGGTCTTATGAGAGGCGGCGTTCCGAAACAAGGTGGTGTTGTCCGGGAGGACATGCTTCGCCAACTGCTGGGGGGATCCCAGGCGGACCTGGAGGAGATCCGGGTCAGTGGGGGCGTTCGCCGTATTGTAGAGGCTCGGGACAGGATCATCCTTCGGATGACCTCAGGGAGGGGCTATGATAACGTCCCCTCCCTTCTTTCTTGCAGCACAGAGGCGGAGAGGATGTCTGTGCAGGCAATCCTTCAAGCCCTGGATCTTCTGGTAGGCGCCTTGGTGATGGACATGCAACAGTCCCCGGGCGACCCCAGAGAAATCATGGTGCAGTAGTCTATGGCTTTTGGAAATCTCCCAGGGATTTCAGTCTTGGGTGTCGATTCAAACGACGCCTTTGGCGGTAGTGACTTCCCGATCTTCGGGCCGGATGGCCTTCCGGTATCGTCAGGGGGAGACTCTGAGAACCCCCGGGATCCGGTGGAGGAGTTGCGGAAGGCCAATGAGGAACTGCGGCAGATGGTCCAACAGGAGCGTCAGGCGTCCAAGCATGAACTGAACGATGCTAAACGCCGCGTGGAGGCCCTGCAGCAGCAGGTAAAGTCCGTAATCGACCTGATCCCCGCCCCGGATCCTCCGGCGGCAGCCCAACAGGATGGTTTCTCCTGGGATGCCTGGAACGTGAAGCCGGGCCAGAAACCCCAACTATCGGCCAAGAAAGAAGAGGACCCCAACGTGGCGATTTCCCCTGCTGATTTTGATGCCCTCTACCAGAAGAAGAGAGCTGAAGAGGTGGATTCCTTGCGGGAACTGGCTCGCAAGCAGCAGGAGGCCGCTGACCAGTTCGTTCGGGATCCCCGTCTGGCCCCTTACTACAACGACGCCCTGGTGGAGTTCCAGAGGCTGGACTCCCTGATGCCCGGGAAGTCGTTTGAGGAGAAGATGGCCGCCCTTTATGCTACGGTGGGCGACTGGATCTCCCGCGGCTGGGCTCCTCGCACCCCCTATGATCCCAAGAAGCCTGGAGGGGGCATCCCGGTGGGGGGTCAGAACATGTCGGGGGGAGCGACGGGAGGCTCCGACAACCGCTTCCGCCCGGATGAACAAAACATCCGAGGACAGGTGGGCTTCTATTCCGACAAGCAGCGCCGGGCCGATGCGGAACATGATCGTCGCGCCCGGATTCAGGACCTGGAGGCCCGCAAGACGCGGGGTCAGGACGGAATGACTTACGACGAGTACTTCCGCCGGAAGGACTCAAAGAGGTAGAATCGATCCCGGAGTAGGAAGAACCGCGGTAGGTGCCCTGCCCCCGTGTAGGATCCTGACCCGGTTCGGACGATAAAACGTTCGAGTCGAGATGGACTACACGGAAGGAGGGACCTGGAATGGCTCTGGTTTGGATGACCGACAGCCTGGGCGGATATCTGACTTCGCCCGAACTCAGCCGAAACATGCGTCTGAAGGCACAGCCGAGGATGCGGTTCCGGCCCCTGGCGACCCCGGAGGCGTCCTTCGGGATGCATCAGGGAGATGTGCTGCAGTACACCAAGGTTGGTGATGCTGACGACGGGCGAGTGGTGGCCGAGGACGAGACCGTCCCCACTTCGAACCTGACCTTCAGCAAGGACACCGTTATCGCCCAGGAGTACACCCTGGGGATTGACTTCTCCTGGAGGCTGGACATCCTGGCGAAGTTGGATGTCTACAACAACGTGGTCAAGGCTCTGACCAACTCGATGGCTCGCACCCTGGACAAGGCGGTGGCAGCCCAGTTCCGTTCTGCGGATCTGGTCTACACCCCCACCGGGACTGCTTCCAACCCGTCCTACACCTTGGGCACTGCCGGTGTGGCTCTGGCTTCGGCTACCCGCCGGTTCACCATGTGGGACCACATGAACGTCATTGATCTGATTGGGGGCACCTACCTGATGCCCGCCTATGATGACGCTGGCTATATTTCGGTTGGATCCACCGCCTTCCTGCGCTCCTTCTTTGAGGATCAGCGCTGGGAGAACGTGGCTACTCCGCAGAACGCGGGCAAGTTCTTCCGGGGTGAGGTCGGCGAACTCTACAACTGCCGCTTCATCAGGGAGACCAACGCCCTGGACAACTCCCTGGCGGCCTCCAACGGCGAAGCCGTCTATTGCGCCGCGGATGCGGTCCTGGAGATCACGGTCTACCCTGAAGAGATCCAGGCCAAGCTCGGTTCCGACTATGGCCGGGATCGTGGTCTGCGCTGGGTTTACTACGGGGCCTGGAAGAAGACCTGGGACTATACTACAGACGGGCAGGCTCGACTGCTCCGGGTCCACTCGCTGACCTAATCTGAGGGAAAGGAGAAACTGAAATGGCTCTCACTCGTGCTTCCGGGAGCGACTACAGGGGTCAGTTGAGGGGTCACTCCCATCCGATGTTCAACGTCCCCTTTGTCGTGCGCCCGATGAACAGTGTCTCTGCCGGTGATCTGCAGGCCGCTGCCGGAACGTCGTTGGGGCTTTACGCTCTTCCCGATTACTTCGGGCAGTGTTTGGTTCTGGCTTTCGGCTTCACCAACGCGGATGCTGGCGGGGCTCAGACCACCGCCGGGCTGATGGAGGTGGAGATCGCTGGGGATAACATCGAGGTTGCTGGGGCTGTGGCTGTGGCTGCTTCGGTGGCTTTCCACACCATCCACGATTGCGTGGAGACCTCCTGCAACAACACCCCCACTGCGAGCAACCTTTCCTCTGAGCCGGAGTACCCGGTCATCGCTGGCGGGCAGTTGCTGGAGTGGAAGGTGAACACCCAGGGTGTCGGGGCGGGCGACCAGACGGTCTACCCTTATGCCATCCTGGTGCGTAGACCTTCGCAGTCCTAACTTGGTGGGGTGGCTCCTTCGGGGGCCACCCCTCCTCAAAACCCCCCGAGAGGTGACTTATGAACGCTACCCGATCCGGCTGGTTGGATCCCAAGAAACTCCCCAGAAACCACATGATCTTCCGGTCCGACAACAAGGAAGGTCTGGTGGTCGTGGACGGCAAGCCGTACGCCTTGAACGGGAGACCCCTTCCCGTGGACGTGGACTGGCTGAAGAAGAACAACTACTCGGTCTTCGGGGAGGCCCTGCGGGCTCTTCGCCCCCCGGAACCCGAGAAGAAGACCCGGGACTGCGACAGTTGCCATGCCGCCGTCCCAGTGGCTTCCAGGTACTGTCCTGAGTGTGGGAATCCCCTGCAGGTTCTGTGGACTCCCGGGGACGGAGGGGAGGGAGAGCGTCTGCGGAAACTGATCGACCCTGAAGATCCTTTGGGGGCCTTGGATGCTATGTCCAACCCTCTGGATCAGAAGGCTCTGGCTTCCCACAGGCAGCGTGTGGAGGATATGGAAGAGATCACGGACGACGAGATCCGGGCGGAACTTGGAGGGCTCGCTGGGGGTGCCATTGCGGCTGTCCCCGGGGAATCTCCGCGTCCTACCAATCCTAAGTTCCGCAAGAAGGCGGTGGGTTCCGTGTCCCACGGAATGCCCACCTCGAGGGGCTAACCCGTGGAAGGGGCCCCCGTCAGGACCCTGGAGTACTTGTTCAACCGGGTGAAGACCCGGTTTGGCAAAACCACGCCCGAACTGGAAGAGCAGTTCCGGCTGGATATCACTGACGAACTTCGTGTGATCAGTGCTGAGTACCCCTACTGGTTCCTGCGGATGGAGCCTGGCTCATTGGTGCCCGGTTTGTTGCGGTCTGGAACCGCCCCCACCAACATTGGCCCGGACGGCTGGTTGGATCGGGGTGGAGGGCCTCCACCCGTTCAACCTGGGTCACCTCCCACCAACATTGGCCCGGACGGCTGGTTGGATCGGGGTGGAGGGCCTCCACCCGTTCAACCTGGGTCACCTCCCACCAACATTGGCCCGGACGGCTGGTTGGATCGGGGTGGAGGGCCTCCACCCGTTCAACCTGGGTCACCTCCCACCAACATTGGCCCGGACGGCTGGTTGGATCGGGGGTGGTTCCAGACTTCTGCGGATCAATCGGACTACCCGATGTACCTGCAGGGGGCGAACGAGCAGTGGTACCCGATAGAGATTGCCCAGATCAACTACGCCAAGGTGTTCTCCACCTCCGGGCAGTGCCTTCGTGACCTGAAGGTAGTGAATGGGGATCTGTTCCACTCCTTCGTCAACTATGACGAGGTGGGAACCCCCAACCGGATCTTCCCCATCACAGACGGCTATCAGACCACCGTCAGATTGGCACCGATCCCAGAGTCCATCTACTACGTGGCGATCAGTGCCCAATACGCTTACCCCCCGTGGTTCAAATACGGTAGCACCTACACCAACGCCCTGTTGGCCTACTACCCCCGAGTGATGTACCACCTGGGGATGATGTACTTCTCCGAGTACTTCCAGGAACCCAACCTGTACCAGTTCCACAAGGAAGTCCTGTATGGGAAGGTGCGAGGGTCCACCCGGTCGGACAATCCCGACTACGGCCTGATCGGGGCCATGAAGATGGACTCCGAGCGCCGGGAGATGCAGCAGACCCCGGACATCTCGTACGGGGAGTCGGTTCGGGACCTGGTAGGGAGAGATCACCGATCCCACTTGCGTAGACCCGGCGGCGGGTACTACGCGGACACCTACTGATGCGTCCCAATTCGTTCTCCGACGTGCAGGCGATGCCCATGTGGGGACTTACGGCGGGGCAGTTCTCCAACGTACCGTCCCCGAGGATTCCCGACTCCGGTCTGTCCTCTTCCTCTAACGTCTACGTCTCGGAGGGGCGTCTTCGGGTGCGCCCCTCCCTGGTGGAGTATGCCCCCACGAACCGTCAGGTCCCCTGCAGCCACGTAGCCCACATGATCACGCAGGACGGGATCCCCTACCTCATGCGGACCACTACCGACCCGGCCACCGGGGAAGTGCAGGTTCACGCCTGGGATGGTTCTTCTTGGACAACCATCCAGACGGGGTTGACGGGAGGGGAGGACTACCCTCCGGAGTCCTGCATGTTGAAGGGTGAGTGGCTGCTCTGCCCGGGAGACGACAAGGTGTATCGGTGGACCGGAGGGGCTGGGATGGTTTCCCTGGACTCCCTGCAACCTGACCCCGACTTGAAACCGCCTGACGCCCCTTCCCACATCGCGTCCAACCTGTCCCGTGTGTTCCTGGCCAACGGGATCGATCCCTACTCCGGGGAAAGGGTGCCCTGGCGGGTGTGGTGGTGTTCCAAGGGGGACACGTTGACCTGGGATCATGGCGGGCGGAAGCCGGAGGCCAAGAACGCTTCCTTCCAGGACCTGATGCACGACAACACGGAAGTCACCGGGTTGCACTACCTGGACGGGGCTGAGATTCTGGCCTTCAAGCCCCGCAGCATCTACATCGGGGAGTTCGCCGGGGGCTACAACCTCTACTTGTTTACACCGGTCTCCCTGGACATCGGGTGCATCGCTGGAAGGACCATTCAGTCCTGGAATGGTCTCTGTATCTTCCTGGGGGCCAACAACGTCTACGCCAAGCCAGTGGGAGGCAAGCCCCAGGCCATCGGGGAAGCCATCCGACCCCGGTTGGCCAAGTTGCTGAACAAGGAGTACGCCCACCGGGCTTCGGCCGTGTTGGACCCCGTGTTGGGGGTGTACTGGCTGTTCGTGCCACAGAATGCCGAGGCGACTTGTGGGAAGATTTTCGCCTGCTCCCTGAAGGACAAGTTCGCATGGACCGAGGGGGAGATTTCTGATCCCCACCTCCGGGTGTTGGACGCCGGCTTGTTCTGGCCTTCCGACTCAGATACCCGCAAGGTGATCGCTTCCCGGGACGGGAGGATCTACCAGATGTCCGATTCCCCGCCCATGCGAGACGGGACTTTCAAGTTCTCGGCTTATGGGTGGTCGAAGACCTTGGACTTCGTGGAACTTCTGGCCAAGGCGGGATCCGAGACGGCTACTTTGCAGAAGCTGTCCGTGCAGGGTCTCTCCGGGGAGGCGACTGGGGCTGTCCGGGTGGGGCCCACAGTGGCTTCTGTGGAAGCCTCGGAGGACGTGGAATTTGGAGACTTCGACATGTCCCAACCGTGGGATCAGTCCTTCCGTTCCGGTAAGCCGCAGGCCATGCGTTTCGCACAGGTGGGTGTGAAATGGCCGTCTACCGTGCAGGAGCCCATGCCTGTGGACGGAATAACCCTGTGGAGTCTGCCTAGAGGGGATGCTCGGGAGTAATGGACGCTCTGATTCAGAGATTTGCCATGACCGGTCAGTTCTCCGAGGATCGACCCTCGGTTCGTGACCGCATTCGGTACACCGTCCACGCCAACCGCATTCTCTTGCGGGCCACCCTCTTGGCGGCTCCCACTGCCCTGGTGGAGATCCCACTTGGGGAAACATGGGTGGCCACGTCCATCAGGATCCATAACACCAACACCACCACAGACCGGGTAGTCACCTTCCGGGATGTGCCGAACGGAGAGTCAAGTTCTTTGGACTGGCAGTGGGCCAACCTCACCATCAAGGCCAACGAGACGTTGTATCTCTACAACATCGAGGAAGTGTGGGATGGGGGCTACACGATCTACGGTTGGGCAGATGTGGCTGGGGAAGTGACAGTGAAGGTTCAGGGAACCCCCCTGGTAGATGCGTAGGAGGCGGAAATGGGACTAGTGGTGCACGTTTCCCGGGATGTGGAGATCCTCCGGGCCGACGTTGAGGACTGGGAGGCCATCGGAGGTCTGCTGGAGTACTTGGAAGGCTCTCGGGCCAACAACTACATCTCGGCCGACCCGCAATCCTTGAAGGCATTCCTGCACCACTCCTTCACTTTCCCTGAGAGGGTGGGTTTGCTCTTGTGTCGTTGGCAAGGTAGACTGGTGGGGATGGCTGCTGTGCTTCTGGTCGATCAACCTGTGGTCGTGGTTCCCGGGCTTCGTTCTTCCAGACAGGCGTTCATCCATTCTGTGTACATCCTGCCGTGGGTGTGGGACTGGGATCGGTCCAGGCAACTTCGAGTCCCCGGGAGAGTAGGGGTGGCCATGTCGGAGGGTATCGAGAAGTGGGCCACATTTCCGCGCAGCGATGGCGGCGGTGGGGCTCGGTTCATCTACGGCAATGTCCGTCTGGATGGGAATTTCGGGGCTTTCGCTAGGAAGTTCGGGTATGAAAAACAGTCTGTAGTGATCGGGAAATCTTTGGTTTCTTCGGAGGTGGATCATGGGTAAAGGCGGAGGGGGTGGAGACCCCCAAGTCATTCAGGCTACTCGTGACCCGCTGCCTAACGAAAATCTGCTGCAGGACTATTCTAGGTGGCGCCTGCATGCTTCTGCCCCTTACATGTCTTCCCCCTACCGGGTAATGGACTTCGCTCAGAACTATACGGTTCCGGGGATGCAACTGCCGACTTTCACCAACTATTCCGCCTACTCCCCCTACGGGCTCAACTCCATCCCTCAGCCTATGGGTTACTCCGGAAGCCAGGGGATGATCGCTTCACAGATCAACTCCTACATGCAGCCTTCGGCGGGAGTGCAGCCCTCCGGCAAGGGGAATTTCGGGATGGGTCCCGGGATGGGGAACAAGGGGTCCTTGATCTTGAACCCCGGCCCTCCCGGCGGGGCCCCTTCGTTTGGAACCCAAGCCTACACCTCCCCCGGACGGCCCTCCGGGAACGAATCGGGATTGGGGCGGAGAACCCCGCAGGAGGCCCCCAATGGCGGATGCCGCCCCCATGAGGAGGACGAGATGAAATTCCACGGGCGGAGAACCCCGCAGGAGGCCCCCAATGGCGGATAGCGTGATCACCCCCTCCACCTTTACCCATCCCCCGGGAACCGGGAAGGGGAACTCCGGGTCGTTCTGGCCTTGGAACTCCCCGGGGAAGGGGACTCAGAATCCATCCCCCGCCGCCCCGGCAGGTCCTGCTCCCGCCACTGGGGACAACCCCAACTATCCCAACAACCCCGCCACCCAATACATGGGGCAGCCCCTGAACCCCGGGGATCAGCACCCGTTCAGCAACGATCCCTGGACCATGCTGAGCCCCCAGGCGGCTCCCGGGGCCGGATACTCCAACTTCCTCCCCTCCGTGTTCCGGGATCCCTACCTGGGGTCCATGAATGCTGCATCACAGGTGGGGACTGCCGCAGGGATGGCTCTTCCCAACGCTGCAGCCTTCCAGTCCGACCTCTACGGCCCGGGACTGACCGGGATGGAGCAAGCATTCATGCGCTCTGCCGGAGATCAGGGCTTACGCGGGTTGAATCAGACCTTGAATAGGGTGGAAGCGCAGTTCGAGAACGCTCCCCTGCATGGGGCTCTGGGGGCAATGTCGATGGACGCTGCCAACCAGTTCGCCACCAACATGATGAACATGGGGGCCCAGATGGGGACCCAGAGACAGAACACTGCTGCCGGAACTTTAGGGACGACGTTCCAACTGCCATTGCAGGCCGGACAGCAGTCCCAGGAAGCTGCTTCTGGGCTCTACAACATGATGACGCAGGCCATGTATGGGGACATGCAGTACCCCTCGGCCATGTATAGCTCCTACCCGTTTATCGCCCCCGCAATTTCTCAGCCCACAGGGGGCGGAAAGGGTAAGTAACCATGCCCAGATCCATGCAGCCACAGGTTATCCAGCAGCAACCCTCGGGGTCCGGCGTCCTCCCGGCCCTGAGTCTTCTGACCAATGTCTTGCTCCAAAACTGGCCTGCCGTGGTCGCCCAGGGGGCATCCATCCTTTACGGGTCTCCCGCTGTCGGTTCGGTTGCTGGCCCTATTGCGGGAAAGATCATGTCGGGAAATTCATCGGCGTCTGAAGCTTCTGGCTCGGTTGTTGCCCCCGTGGAGGTTCCTCCTGTCCCGGAAGTCGGGGATCAATCCCAACAACAAGCCCCCGAGCAAGCCCCCCAAGCCCCGATGGGGTTCGGCCAGGTTCCTGGGATGGCCCCCTGGTCGGCTGGGGACATCTACTCCTTCCTGATGTCCAACCCAGAGATCATGAACTTCCTTCGTCAACAGCAGCAACAACCCCAACTCGTGCACCCGTTCGTGACCAACCCGATGTTCAACGGGGGGAAGTAGATCATGCCTGTTGCCCCGGGAAACCAGTTCCAGAGTGGGGGCCCTCGCCCGGTAGTCCCCAATGTGATTTACAATCAGAAGGCTCCTCAAGGGTTTGTGGGGGGTCTGATCCAGAATTTGGCAGGTCTGGCAGGTCTGGCTGGATCGATCAAGGAGATGGTGGAAGGGGATCCTACCAAGGCGGCACTGGCCAAGCAGTACGAAGCCATCGCAGAATCGCAAAGGGCTTCTGCGGAAGTACAGCGCGCAGGCATCCCCCGGGCGGAAAGGAACCACTGGCAGACCATCTCCAACGGGTACTTGGAGATCCTTGCCAAGACCCCGGCAGATCTGCGGGCGCAGAGGGCTGAGGAATTTGCGCGTACCGTACCTGACGAGTTCAAGGAGACCATTCTGGGGGCTGGGAGGGCTTCCGCGGAGGAGCAGGCGGCCTACCGTCTGGCCAAGTCCCCCCTCCCGGGGAACGCCGCAGGGCAATCCCCGCAGACCCCCTCCGCCCCCTCGGGGCAGGAAGTCCCGCAAGCCCCTACTGCTCCGCCCCCACCCCCGCCGACTTTCGAGGGGGTAGAGCCCCCGCAAGCCAAGTCCCCCATGTCCCCTCCTCCGACCTTCGGGGAAATCCCTCCGGGGAGCATGCCCGGGGCTACAGTCCCTTCGCCTCCTCCGCAGGCGGCACTTCCGACTGAGGGGCTGCCGCCCCCCATAGATGGGCAGGCTCCGGTTACAGCCCCGGCTCCGGCCGTGATGCCAACTCAGGAGCCCTTCGTTCGTACGGCTGCCGGGCCTGTTCCCAACATCGTGCAGCGCCCCCTGATGACGGCGGAGCAGTTCCAGCAGGCGCAAGCATCTGGATCCCCTATCAACCCCAACGATGTGCTGCCCTTTGCGGAAGCCACGGCCAACCCCACCTTCAACCGAGCAGTGGAAGCCGCGGCTGCCGAAGTGGTCCCGGAGATCCTGAACCCCATCTATGACATGGCCCGTGTGCGGGTGCTTGGGGCTGTCCGCCGAGGGGAGACCCCGTCGGTGGATGATCTGGTGATGGCCCAGATGGATACCAACCGGGCGGAGTTGTTCATCCAGTCCAAGATGGCCGGGCTGGGAATCCCGCACCCCGGCGCTTCTGACCTTGGGCAGATCGTGGAACTGGCCCACTTCCTGCGGTCCCAGGGCAAGGGGTGGAAGACCGAGCAGTTGCAGGGACTCTTCGACCGCTACAACAAGGACCCGTTGCTGCTGGGGGCGCAGTTGGGGTTTGCCCAACATATGGTTCAGAGCGAGATTGATCTGGAGAAGTTGAACCATGAGTTGGAAGTCGCCCGCATCAACGCTGCCTCCCGGGAGCGAGTAGCCCAAATTGGCTATGCCGGCACGGTGGGGGCAGCCCAGATCAGGGCGGACGTGGGGCGGGAAGCCAACAGGATCGCCATGGAGCGTCTCGGGTTTGATGTGTCCGACGCCCAATCCAAGAGGTATCAGGCCCGTCTGCAGCAGGCCCAAACCGGGTTGGCGGCTACCGACACCCGGATCAACGAGATATACACCCGCCTTGCCCAATCCAACCTGCCGTCCAGTGTGGTTGAGAAGGTCAAAATCGCCACGGCCCAGAGTCAAGCAGTCAGGATTGCCGAGTATGGGATTATCGACGCTCGCAGGCGGTTGGCGGCCCTTGATGCCCGGTTGGGTGACAAGTCTGTTGTCGGTGTAGGTGTGGACCCCGATACCTTGGAGATCGATCCCAACATTGATCCCAACTCCAGTAAGTACAATAGAGCTCAACAGAAGCAGGCATGGCTTCGGGAGCGCCGGGATACTGTAGAGACCATCGAAAACATGGAAGCCAGCCTTATAGACGGGACGGACGCCCAGGGGCGCCCCCGGAAGGGGTTGCGGACGCTGGCCCTTGAGTCTGCATCCGCCCTTTCCCAGGATCCGGCTGTGCAGCAGGCCGTTCAGAACCCCAAGTCCCCAGGGTCTGCGGCCATCCTGGACATCACCACCCGGTTCCAGCAACTGCAGCAGACCCGGGCGGGCTATCAGCAGACGGTGGACTTCCTGACGGATCCCGCCAAGGTCGAGCAGGCTCTTACCCATCTGGCCACCCAATGGCAGGCGGACGTGCCCTCCTTCTCAGCCTTCATGAGTCAGCCCCTGAATGGGGGCTACTCCCTCCGGGCCTTCAACCTGCCTGAGGATCTCGCAGTCCATTACTATTCCACCTTCAAGGAAGCGGTGCGGGAAAACCAGCGCCGCAGGAAGCAGCAAGCCCAGCGTCCAAAGAAGGCTGCAGGAAGTCAGAAACAGCCGTAAAGGGAGACAAGCATGGAAGGCTTGGGTCAGGATCCGCAGGGAAACCCCTTCGAGGGTCTGTTGGGAAGCATGCAGAACGCTGGGGGGAAGGCGGTTGTTGCGGCATCCATGCTGGGCAACCCGTTCAATGCCCTGTTGGCTCTGAAGGATTCCCTGCCCTCCAGTCAGGATCCGGCAACGATCCCCGCCCAGAAGATATCTCCCCCTCAGGTGCGCCCGGAAGACCCGGACAACCCCATCGTGGACATTGAAGGACACGCCGGGTACAAGGCCCACTTCTGGGCTGCCGAAAACCTCCAGAAGGCGTTCCGAACCTTGAAGGACAAGGGCATTCCCTATGTCCTGAACAGTGCCTACCGTACTTATCAGGAACAGGCGGATCTCTTTGCCAAGTACGGGCCTGGAAGGGCTGCTGCCCCGGGGCACTCCAACCATGAGCGGGGATGGTCCTTCGATATAGACCTGGACGATCACGCTGCCAAGATCATGGAGCAGTTCGGCTTCGCCCGCCCCCTCCCGGATGAGCCTTGGCACTTCACCTTCCAGCCCGCCCTCCCCGAGGGGAACTCGGAACGGGTCTGGTCGGAGAAGGACCCCCGGATGCAGCGGTTCCGCAAGTTGGACAAGTTCTGGGCTACTCCCAAGCAGTTGGCCCAATCCCTGGCGGCACAGGCCGGGTTCAACACCCGGGACCAGTCCATTCTTCTGCGGCTGTGGAACCAGGAATCCGGGTTCGATCCCAAGGCCGAGTCAGGGGCTGGGGCTTTGGGGATCGGGCAGATCATGCCCGAGAACCTCCCCAACCTGTTGCTCAAGGTAGGGGCCACCATGAAGGACTACCGCACCAACCCTGCGGTACAGATCCGGGCTTCGATGGAGTTCCTGAAAGACCAGTTGCGGGCCTACGATGGAAATTGGGCCAAGGCGCTGGCCGCCTACAACGGGGGCCCCGGGGCGGTGACCTACGCAGAACAGAATGGATTCTTCCCAGCGAGCAACGATTCGGCTTCCTGGTACCAACAGACCCTCCCCTACGTGGCGGGGATTCTGGGGACATCCCCGGACGTGGCCATGTCCTGGATTTCCGGGAGATCCCAGGGACCCACGGCGGAAATCCCGGACGAGCCTGCCCAGCAGGTAGAAGCCCAGAACACCATCCGAGCCCAAGCCAAAGCGATGCTGGAGCAGTTTCTCCCGGGATTCATGACGGATCCTCAGCCAGACGAGTTCGCCCAGGCCATGCTCCAGATGACCACCCCTACGCAAAACCCGGGAGCCCCGGGGTGGGTTCCCAACGGTCCTGCCCCCCAGGTCTCCGCCAAGGGTCCCCAATTCGCGCAGACGGGACCGGTCCCAGATGTCCCTGTGGGAGGGGCTGCACCCCCTCCTGCTTCTCCTGATCTGAACTTCCTTGGTATCCCCAAGGGTACTGACCTCCTTGGGGGGCGTATGCCCACGGGGGAGCCCCTCAGTTCCAGTGGGTTCCAGGTTCGCCCCGGGGATGTCCTGGACGTGGGTAAAACGTTCGCTCGGGGGCTGCTGGGTGGGGTAATCGGAGCCTACCACGTTTGGAAGTCCGACCCCATCACAGCCCCCATTCGGGTTGGGCTGGGCTTGGAGCCGGGATCTGTGGCCGACGTGGCTGTGGGGCTGTCCAACCCCATCAGTGCTGCCCCGGCAGCCGCTCGGGCAGTAGATGCTCGTCTGAAGAAGGCGGTCGAGGATGGCACCCTCCCGGAGTGGATGGGTAAGGATCTGGGATCCGCCCTCCTCAAGATGCTGGAACCCACGGAAGGCGGGTACCACGAAAGGACCAAGAAGACGGCTCGGAAGATCATGGGGATCTCCGAGGACTCTGAAGGTCTGGGATCCATGCTGGAGTGGATGTGGTCGAGTTCCGATGCCCCCTTCTGGGGATCTGGCTTCCTGCCTTCCCCGGAAAGTCGCACGGCCGCCCGTGCTTCAGCCCTTGCAGTGGAACTCCCCTACCTGGCCGGGATGGAGATCATGGCCCAGATCCTGGGTCCCAACATTGGGCTCCTGCGGAATCAGGCAGTGCGGGAAGCGGCGGGAGAGACGGGCACGGCTCTGGCCGGCCTGATCGGTCGCCCGGCGGGGAAGGTTGTGGAGTTCACGGGGATCAACAAGGCTTTGGGGTTGGGGGGTGCAGGAACTCATTGGATGCTCTCCCGGGTCCCCGGAGTGCGAAACTTCGTGAGCAAGTTGGGCAAGCCCTTCTTCGAGGAGATGTCCATTTGGGGCAGCATCAACGCCGCACAGATGATGTCCGAAGTGGGTTCCCGATCCCTGATGCAGGGGAAGACCACTTCCGAGGCTGCAGCCGAAGCCTTGATGGCGGGGGTGATGGGTTACGGTTTGGGGATCGGTGCCGGGTTGGGTCTGACCCCTCTTGGGTTCGGTGTGGCCAAGTTGGGGGCTTCGGCCACTGATGGTGCCCGGAACACCGTGGCCAATATCGCTTTGAAGTCCTTGGACGCCTTTGACAAATGGGAAGGCAAGGCTGGGGCGGCCAGATCCGTTCTGGATCTGGTGCACAAACTGGATGCCATCATCCCCGGGGCGGAAGGCTGGTTTACCCGACGCATCTTGTCTGCGGCAGTGGAGGGGAGGCAGAGTTTTGCCAAGATCCGGGAAGATGTGTTCCGGGCCAAGACGGTGGGGTTCTTCCGGGAGCATGCTGACGATCTGACGCAGCAGGCAGCCATTGTCCGGGATACGGCCAACCGTAGGGTGCGGCAGGTGGAAACCCTGCAGCAGACCCATAAGGTGCTGGGGGAGCAGATTCAGACCATCGAGCAGTCCGGGGGTAACTCGGGGCTGGTACAGATGGCCGAAGAACTGCAGAACGCCAAGGCGGCCCGATCCCTCTGGGAAACCGCCCAGTCTGAGCGCATGAGCATCGCCAAGTTGGAAGATCCTGCGGAGATTGCTGCAGCCCAGAGGGCGTGGTCGGAGAGACACGCTGCAATCCTTGGTGTCAAGGACATGGCCGAGTTCGACAAGGGTCTTCAAGCTGCCCGGAAAGCCTACAAGGAGGAGGTGGCAGGGCTTCAGAAGACCCACAACATCCCCTTGGAGACCGTGGAGAACTATCTCGCCAGGAAGGTGGAACTGCAGAAGCTGGGAGCCCAACTGGAATCGCTGAAGGCCGACCCGGTGATGGCAGAAATTCCCCAGTCCATGCAGGACGCCCAGGTCATGGATTGGCTGGCTGCTCGGGTCCGAGCCCATGCCGATGCCTTGGAGTCCGGTCAACTCCCTGTGACCCCTGACCCCGTGCAGACCTTCAGGGTGGATCCCAATAGCCCTCTCTCCCCCCGGGAACAGTGGAGGGCCCACTCTGGTGCACTGCGTAGAATCTCCAGGGCGGCCGAAGAGTCTATCGGATCTTCCGAGGCCGGGATCGAGGCTGGGTTCCGCGATCTGATCCGTGCGGGTTTGGTGAACGATCCCGTGAAGGACCCCTTGGGGTTCCACACGTCCCGCCATATCCGTGGGTTGCTTCAGTCGGAATCCGGGTCCCCTCTTTCCCGGATGGAGCGCACCTTGGAGTCTCTTCGATTGGAAGAGAAGCAGGTGCAGGACTCCTTCGCAGAGATCAGGGCCGCCTACCGGAAGAAGCACAACTACCCCAAGCGGCCTTCTTCTTCCACGGCTGAGACCGATCCCGACTACGCTGCCAAACTGGCAGATTACGAGAAGAATAAGAAGGCTTGGGAGGAGCAGCACCGGGAAGCCCTCTTCCAACTCCAGCAGCGTAACAAGGCGGAGTACTCCCGCTTGAAGGAGCAGGGGGATGTCTTGGAAGCAGCCTTGGAGAGGATGCGAAAGTCTGAGACCATGACCGACCCCGGAGCCCCGGAGGCGCGGATCGTGGCTGGGCGGGAGCAGGAGCTTCGAGCCGAACTGGACGCCGAGGCCAGACAGGCTGGATTCCAAGGCGGAGTTGCGGAGATCAAGTCCCTGTTGTCCAGAAAGACCATCCGGGGATCCAAGGTGGCTGCTGGGTTCAACTCCCGGGACAAGGCTGCACTGCCTGCTACCAGCCTGAAAGGGTTGGCGGCCGCCCGCAAGGCAAAGAAGACCCGGATGACCAACGCCGAGTGGAAGGCTGCCAAGGCGGAGCGGAAGAAACTGCGAGAGGAAATCACCAACGAGGGGAAGTTCGTCCTTCTTCCCCGGGTGCCTGAATCATGGTTGCCTCCGACGGAGCCTGTCCGCGGTGGGGCTACCCCCCGCGGCGACGCCAACGCTCCGATCATCTTGTTGGGGGGAGACGATGGCACCCTGAGGGTGGCTGATGGGAACCTTCGGCTGAGTCTGGCTCGGGAATCTGGTGGGGATGTCTCCGCCTATGTCCCCCGGGAGGCTTTGGAGCAGTTCATTCGGGCGCGGGCTGAAGCCCTCCCAGGCACCGTGAAGGCCACGGCTGAGGGCGTCCCCGGGGCAGTTCCCACCCTTCCCAACCGCAGTAAACTGGCTGCCCACCTGTTCCCGGAGCAAATGCAGCGGGACTTCATATTGGGTCTCGGATCCAAGGACACCCTTCCGATCACTGAAGTTTCCGCTTATGACCCCCTCTCTGCAGCCAAGGAGTGGTTCGCCAAACTGACCAATGAAGACCGCAGACAGATGCTGCTGTCCGAATTCAACGGTTTGACCGAGGCGTTCCTGGAGGCCGAGATGCCATCCCTGAAAGCCTATCGGCAGATGATGGCGCTGCAAGGGGAGGGCATCCCCACGGAAACCACCCTTTCCCCGGATGTGGAAACCCTGGTCGGGGATTTGAAGGGGGTTACGGACGACATCGATGTCCTTCGACACGCCTTTGAGACCCTGCACAACAGTCCGGCTCCGGCTACGGTAGCCGACATGATCACCCGCTCCTTCAACTGCATGGAGGTGTGGGCCAACAAGGTGAAGGTGTCCCGTACGCTGGGGGACACCATCGGGCTGGACTTCAGGCGGAAATTGATCGCGGCCCTGAAGGACAACCCGGAAATCTCCCGCCAACTGCAAGCCAACATGCCCCCCACTGCGGGTCAGGATCGATCCCTGGCCCAAAGGGTCAAGACCGCCTTGACAACCAAGTCGGACCCTTACGCCGGGGTGGACATCCCGCAACCCCTTCGGGAACGCATCGTAGACGCCCTGGAGGCCATGCACGAGACTACGGCCCCCATGCAGGCTCTCCTAAAGGACTTCCCAGCCCTGAAGGATGTCCTGGGTGGTTACTTCCGGTTGGTGGTCGAGTGGGAGAAGATGAAGCTCAACTCCCCCGAGATGGCTACCTTCTTCCGGGATTCCGTGGTCTTCCATGCCTACCCAACCATGCGGGCCATGTTCCAGGTGGCTTCCTCCTCCGGCAGGATCAACAAGATCCCCTTCACCCGGGCAGTGTCCGAACAACTGCGGACCATCCCCACCCTGGCGGACGCCCGGAAGTACTACAACGACGCCTTCGCTGATATGGTCAGGGGGCCTGGATGGTCTTCCATCCCCGATCACCCCTCCACTGCGGCCGGCCGGGAGGAGTTCTTTATCGGGGCTGATGACGCTACTCGAGCACGGATCCTTGGGGTGGACGTGAACACCGACGCAGGACGTAAAGCCGTGGACCGGGTTACGGTGGGGATCGGCTTGAAGAATCCGGTTACCGATCCTGCCATGATCATCCGCAGTCACATCCGGTCGGTCTACATGGCAGATGCCACCCGCCACCTGTTGCGGGATCTGGCACACATCCCCATTCCTGGGATGACCATCATGAACGACCGCACAGGTCGTCCCTACTCCATCGTGGAGTACTTCCCGGAAAACAAGGCCGTAAACCCCACCACCGGCAAGGAGGTTCCGAGTAGTGGGGGGTCCTTGGGGATTCCTGTGGTCCCCTCCCTGCGGTCGCGCATCGAGTTGGGCACCCCCGGGGCCGCCCCTGTGAAGGGAACCCCCGAATTGTCTCGTTATGTTTCTCTGGCAAGTGACGAATTCGGGATGTTCCCGCACACCAAGATCACCTTTGGGAAGCAGCAGATCGAAGCCAAGGACCTCTACATCCACCCGGATGTAGCCGATCTTCTTCGGGATCGGTTCTTCGCTGACGATCAGTTCCTTGGGGAAATCGGGGGAGGGATCAGTGAACTGTCCCGGGCGGGACAACTGATCGGCATGCCGATGGCCCATGCTGCCAACATCTTGACGGATACCTACACCATGCTCTGCGCCGATGCCATTCGTGGAGCCCTGCATGGAAGGTATGGGGCCGGGGAAGCCGTGGGGCGTCTCTTCAAAGCCCCGTTTGAGGCTGTCGGGATGGGGTTGGTCGGGCGCAACATGGACAACAACATCATGTTGATGGCCGACGCCCAACTGCACGGGGTCAACTTCCAGGTCTGGGACAACTACACCCGGAAGGCTGCTGATGCCGCCTTGGAACTCGTAGAGTCGGAAATGGTCGGGAAGGCCCCCACGTCCACTTCCCGTCTTGGGGAATGGTTCAAACGGGCCACGACCAAGGACGAAACCCCGGGTGACTTCTGGAACCGGGCCCGCGACGAGTGGAAGGTTCTCCGGGACCCCAACGGGACCAACGCATCCAAGGCTTCCAAGGGTCTGGAGATGATGGTCAATGCCGGGTTGAACCTGGACTACATGATCAACAACTGGCTGGTGTTCACCCCGATCAAGCAGTCCCTGCTGGCGGGGTACCACTACCGGGCAGCCATGAACTGGATGGACATGGGGCAGAAACTGGTCAAGGAGGGACATTCCCCGGAAGTAGCCATGCAGATGTGCAAGCGGGCTGCTGCTGACTACATGAACACCATCTGTGGTACGGTGAACGCTCAGGCAGACCCTTCGTGGTTCCGCAAGAGCGTGTACTTCCCCGTAGGGGTTCCGGGTTCAGCATTTGTCGGGGCCACCGCCCCGGGATGGTTTCGGGCCAAGATCAACATGCTGTTGACCCCCCTGGACCCGGTCATGGACGCATTGGGGAAGTCCAAGGTCGGACAAGCCATTCAGCAGGCCGTACCGGGGACTCGTGGGAACTGGGGGCGTCAGGCCAAGTTCAACGAATCCCCGGCCTTCAGGAACTACCTCCGGGAGCAATGGGGCCTCACCCTGGGTTATGGTCTGGTCGGCATCTGGGCGGGCTGGCAGGCACTCTCCTTCGCCCTGACCAACACCTTCACGTTCCAACACGAGGATCCGTCCCAACGCTCCAGGATCCACATCGGGGGGAAATCCCTCTCCAACCCCTTCCAGGGCGTCTACCGAGACATGTTCAAGCAGTTGGACTACGTGGGCATGCAGGGAAGCGTGGGTAGAGCGTGGCAGGCGTTCTCCACGGATTCCGTCAACCCGTTCCCCCTGAAGGTGGGCATCGAGTTGGGGGCCAACAACGCCGCTACCTTCCGGGGAGGTGGGAACATCCCCATCTACAACCCTGAAGCCTCGTGGGATCCCCAGATCAAGGCAGGGCAGGCTTACGACGTGGCCAAGTACACCCTTGCCAGACTCATGTCGGGACCTTTGGAAACCATCGGGCTGGAGGACCCGGCGGGAGCCGCCATGTGGGTGGACCCGGAAAAGTGGATCCTACAGAACGCCATCGGATCCCGCATCTCCGACTACGACTACCCCAAGAAACTGTATGGGGAGATTGAGAACTGGAAAGCCTACCACCGGGAGCAGGCGATCCGCACCATCCTGCCGGCCTTGAAGAAGGCCGTTCGGGAGGGAGATCAGTCTGAAATTGCCAAACTGGAGACCCTGGCTACGGATACCGGGTTCCCGGTGCACGGCAAGTATCGTGAACTCTTCGAGGATACCGACGGGCGCTACGTAATGGACATCGGGACCTTCCAGGATCTGGTGGCCTCCCTTGAAGACTCCGAGGACTTCTACACCCTGAAGGCGGGGTATCCCGAGATGGACCTCATTGAGGAAAAGACTACCCGTCAAAGGAAGCTGGACAGCAAGGGGATCAACGCCTTGATCAAGAACCTTCAGAGAATGGAGAGGATGCGCCCGAGGGCGCAGCCGGCGGAGGTCCCGGGGGGTGGCCCCCCTGAGTTGGACCTCACAGAGGAGGCCCCCAAGTGAAGGTTCTGTTGGTATCGAAGAACGAAACCCACGCTTTCCTGCTGAACGAACTGGAGAAGGAAGGTCAGGAAACCCTCCTTCTCTCCCGGGAAGACACAGGGGCTTGGGAAGGCATCGTGAAACGGGCAGCCAACCCCCGGGAGGCCCTTGAGTGGGGACCGGATCTTACCATCTTCGACGGCCCGGGGTTTGCCCCGCTGGCGGACAAGTTCAAGGACGCCGGGGTAAAGACCCTGTGTGGGGGGAAGTTCCATGATCGCCTATGCTCGGACTTCATGTTCGGGATGGACCTGATGCACGTCAACAAGGTGATCACCCCGAACATCACCAAGTTCGACAACATCCCGGATGCCATTGAACACCTGACCGGGCGGGATCAGCCCTGGCTGTACCGGAACCGATCTGGAAAGCAGCATGGGGCTGCATGCTCGATGGACATGCAGATATTCCTGGAGTCCCGAGCAGACGACGACGAACCTTTCTACCTGCAGCGGGCCTACTCCCCGATGCTGGATCGATCCTGCCTGTCCCGCCCCGAGTTCTGGGTGGCCGGGCTGTTCAACGGGAAGGGGTTGATGACCCCCTCCCTCTACTTTCAGAAGTCCCACAATCTTCTCCCGGAAGGGTTGGGGGTGCCTACTTGTGAGGGGGTTTCCATGCGGACAGTCCCCTCCTCGTCCAAACTGATCCAGAAGACTCTTGGAGGGCTGGAACTCTCCCTGAAGGCTATGGGATACACCGGGTGGGTCTTCCTCGGGTGCATCGTGGACTACGCCCCCGAGGGGCGGTGCTCCCCTGAAGACGATTACGGCCCGATGGGGATGCAGCCGGTCGTGATCGACTGCTCCGCCCAACCCCCTCCCGGTTTCTGGGCCGCCTTCCTGCGGGGATTGAAGATGCCCTTCCACCTGTTCCTGGATCGGGCTGCCAACCCCCGCTCCCGGAACACCCCCTTCGAGTTCTGGGATCGGTGGCTGGTCTCCCGGAAGATCACTGTGCCCCCCTACCCCTTTACGGAGGCTGATTGGCTGGGGCTCCCGGAAAGACTTGCCATCCACGGCATGCTCCCTGATTGGGTAGGAATCCCCAAGGAGGAATGGGGTGTCTACTGGAGCGACGTGGCGCAGGCTTCCGACAAGCGCTACACCCTGGTTGGACCTGTTGTGGGGTATGGAGTGGGGCGCGGCTGCACCCCGGATGAAGCCCTGCGGGAGCTCCGCAACACAGTCCATAACCTGGACAGTCTCCCGTGCAAGCAGGCCAAGTTGGAACCGGACCCGGTTTGCGAATTCGACTTGCCCCTGTTAGAATCGTGGGGACTGATCCCCGTCCCGGGAGGTGAAGATGGACGCCCTTGATCACATCCTGTCCAAGATCAACAAGGCTCGGGTAGTAGCCTCCGCTTCCCGGATGGTGGGATCATCCGCCACCCCGCCCCCCAACGGAACTACTGTGCTGATTCCCGCTTTTGTGACTACCGGTTTCTCCCGGATCACCTTGGTGGCCAAGGCCTCCAATGCCCTGACCATCAACGTGTACCAAGGAACTGCAGACACTGACATGGAAGTGGTAACTGCCGTGGCTGTTCCGGCCGATGCTACAGAAGGTGCAGGGTCTGGAGCCACCATTGAGGTGGTTGGTGGCTTTGCTCGAATTGACGTGGTCAACGCCGGTGCGGCGGGAGCGTCCTTCACCTTCAGTGCCTACCTGAGAGGGGTGTCCTAATGGGCTTCATCTACGATGGCTTCATTCGAGACCCAGAAGCCCCTCCGGGACCTGCGGGGGCCGATGGACCTCCGGGACCTGCCGGTGCTGACGGGGCTCCGGGACCCCCGGGACCTGCTGGGGCCGATGAGGCCGATGGGGCTCCGGGGCCTGCCGGAGCTGATGGGGCTACCGGACCCGCTGGGCCTCCCGTGCCATCCATCTGCGATGCCCGTCTGACCCTGACCCAGGGTGTCCCGGTCACGACCTCCGACGTGATCGGGGCGTCTACCATCTACCTGACCCGCTACCGTGGCGCCCATGTGGCGCTGTGGGACGGGTCGCAGTGGGTCCTGCACGAGGTCCCGTCCGGGGACGTGTCCCTGGCCCTGTCGGGGCTGACTGCCGGCAAGGTCTACGACGTGTTCTTGTATGACAACGCTGGGACGCTGACGCTTTCGCTGTCGGCTGCGTGGGCGGACAACGTGACCCGTACCGACGCTCTGGCCTACCAGGATGGCGTCCGGGTCCTGGCCAGCGACCACGGCAAGCGACTGGTCGGGACATTCGTCGCGACGGGGGCGGCCACGACAGAGGATAGCGGGGGCAGCGGGACGGCCACGGCGCAACGGCGCTACCTCGTCAACGAGCGGCATCGCGTCCCGAAAAGGGCGATAGCGGAGAGCCCCTGGTCGTCCTACACCTACTCCAGTTCTGACTGGCGCGTCGCCGGCAACACATCCAGCGTCTACATCAGCGCCCTATGCGGAGGCGGGTTGCCAGTGGGAGGCTGCTTCGGTGCCGTCCAGGAGGATGGCAAGTGGTGGGTCTTGGCACTGGGTGTGGATGGGGTGACTACCCCAGACGCCGCGCAGCACGTGGTGTGCGTCGGGTTCTACCGAGGCATGCTGACCGCCCCCCTGACCTACTCGGTCTCCGAGGGGTTGCATGAGTTCCGGGTGCTGGAGAAAGCAGCGAATTCGGGGGAGCAGATCAAATCCCCGTCATTCTGGCTGGACCTGGTCTTCCAGGTGTGAGGTAGACGATGGACATCATGGACTTGCATACCGCTCTCCAGACAGCCGGCCTGCCCGTCGTGGGCGTGGCCTACTGCCCCGAGCCCGGTGCCGAGGCTGCCCATTGCCCCGTGGGGCCGACGTGGTGGCACGGCTGCGTCCGGCTCGATGTGACCCGTGGCCTCGACGAGGAGGAGCAGGTCGAGGCGTCCGGCATCATCGATGCGTGGGCGGCTGAGGCGTGACCTCCGCCCGCTATGGCTCCCCCTGGCTGCGCTACCGCGACGGGACCATCTATCGCGGTGAGCAGACGCTGGCGCAAGCCCCGACGTCGCTCTCGATGCCGGGACGGGACGGGGTGGAAGAAAAATTCAAGGGGGAGGTCCCCTATACGGAAAGGAGTGCCATGAAAGTCTTCGTCAACGCCGTCATCCCCGAATCCCCGGGTGCTGTGGATGTCCACATCTCGCTCCGTGACCTGAGGCCCGGCCAGGAATGTCCGTGGCTCAAGCCTTCTCCTCCATCGAGTCTGCCCTGGCGGATGGAAAGATCACCTTCTTTGAGGGCTTGAGTATCGCCATGGCTCTGGCCGCTATCGGTAAGTAGAAAGGGGACGTAATCGGAAATGAGCAACTTTCAGCGCAGGATCGTTCAGGACAACCACACCTCCCACTCGGCGCAGGGGACTCTGACCAACGCTTCGGCAGCCATCCTGACTGCCGGGGATGATGAAGTCCTGACCATCGATTCCATCTTCCTGACGGAGTACAGCGGCAACGCCCGCACCGTCACCCTCCGGCATGTCGATTCCGGGGACGTGGATGACGGGACTGCCAACTTCATGACGGATCTGGCCCTGGCATCCAAGGAGACCTTCCATCTCGAAGGTCCCATTGTTCTGACGGACGGAGCGGCCCTGAAGGCTTTGGCTTCGGCCAACACCTCGGTCAACTACCTGATCTCCTACCGGAAGGAGGTGTAACAGGATGCAGAGGTTCAACATCCCGGGACGGGTGGAGCAGAGCTCCTCCCTACCCCCTACCAACCTCTTCGACAGCGAAGGTCTGGTGGGGATCGATGCCAACGGAGACGCTGACACTCCTGCCCGATCGATCACTGGCAATGCGCTGGCTGCAGATCAGGACATCAGGATCGCTGCAGATGTTCTGACCTATCAAGACTCCGGCTCCACCCACACTGTCGAAGTGCAGGGCAACAAGGGAGTCGCCTCCGGGTACGCTTCCCTGGATGCGTCCACCAAGGTGGTCGAGAATCCGGCTTCGGCTACAGCCACCCCCACTGCGGCATCGATCCCCATCTCCGATGGTGCCGGGAAACTGGCTGCTGGCTGGGGCGGAGCAGCATCCACGCTGGCCTCCTTGGACGCTTCGGCGGAACTGGTGGAAAAGGCCAACAAGGTCTCCACGGACACCACTGCCGACACGGCTGGAGATGTCCGGGTGAATGGGGACGAGTTCACCTGGTACGGAACCGGGCTCAGGGCCGCCGCCAGGTACCAGAGGTGCACCATCAACTGTGCTGCCCCTTCGGCGGTTACCTACCTGGGGAACATCTACGCCCAGCAGGCCATGACAGCCACCCGGGTGCTGGTTGGTTGCACTACCCTTCCGGCGGCGCCTGGGGATTCGTTCTCCTTCAACGTTCGGAATGGGAACGTCGGGGATCTGTTCTCCGGGAACCAGATCTTCGACTTGACCCCCGACGTTACCGGGTTTGCGAAGACCCAGGACGACGAAGGCACCTTCACGTCCTACCTGACCGAGGTCACCGGAGCCGGAACTGCCGACGTGGCCATTGACACAGCCGCCAACGGGGATTACCTCTACGCCGGGTTCTCCGACGTATTCGGCGGCCTTCAGGTGGACATGGATGGGGCCAATGTCAATGCCGTCGCTTCGGTTCTGACTGCCGAGTACTGGAACGGATCCGCATGGTCCACCCTGACTGTCACTGACGGTACGGATGCTGCCGGGGCTACCCTCGGGCAGGACGGAGCGATCACGTGGTTGGTGCCTACCGATTGGGCACAGCGGGAGATCACCGGATTGGGCACCAAGCATTGGGTCCGGTTCAGTGTCTCCGCTGCCCTGTCTGCCGGTACGGCCATCGACAACGCCGATGCCATCCGGGTTGCCGGGCATCTCTACATGTTCACCCCTGACCAGAACACCGCCGTTGCGGCCAGTGCTGAACTGAAGGCCTACGCCACCGAAGCCGACGCTGCCGCCGTGGGTCTGCTGATGGTCGTGGAAGGAACTCTGTAACCCTTGAGCCCCCTCCAGGTCCCTGGCTCTCCTGGAGGGGGCTCTCCCATACCCCTGGAGGTGCAATGACCGTCGCACGGCTTGGAGCCCGCCTTCAGACTGTGACGGATCTTTCCCAGGAAAACGTTCCGCAGTGGAACGCCGACCGCCTACAAGGGATCGACGTGGATGTCTCCGGGATCACTTCCGGGGACTCCCTTGTTTACAACGGGTCCGATTTCGTTCCCGGAGGCGGGAACCGGTATCGGGTTGTGGCAACTGCTACGGACTACATGGTGGGGAACAATGTAGACGCTGTTTTGGCGGATGCTACAACTGGGGATATCACCATCACCCTCCCTGCACTCGGAACCGATTCCAGACGGGTTCATGTCAAGAAGGTGGATACTACCAGCCATAAGGTTTTTGTGGTTGGGCAGGGGGGGTCTACGGTAGATGGCGATCCTTCCGGTTATTTGGAGTTTCCTATGGCCTATGTGCAGGTAGTATCTTTTGATGCAGGATGGTGGATCCTGAACTGCTAGATAGAGAGGTGCTCTGATGTCTACCCTGACCGTTACAATCACGGAAGCCCTGACCTTGGACGGGGACAACCTGGGGACCTCGCGGACCCTGACCTACTCGGATGTGAACTACGCCTACCGGCAGACCCTGAACGTGGCCACGGGATCCATGCAGACCCTGCTGACCTTGGGAACAGCCGTGGCTGGTGGGTCCATCGTCCGAACCAACTTCCGGTATGCCCGGATCCGCAACGCGGATGCCACGAACTACATCACCCTCCGGGTGCAGAAGACAGGGGCTGAGACAGCCTACTTCAGGATCGATCCCGGGGAGTTCTTCGTGCTTACCCACTCTGCATTGGATGCCGACGGGGCTGGGGCGTCCTTTGCTGCCTTTGCCGACATCGACACCCTCGCGGCCGAAGCCAACACGGCCGCCTGCAAGGTGGAACTCTTCGTCGCCACCGCCTAAACTAGACCGGGGGATGCTCAGGAGGTATTATTCCATGTTGAACTACCTGTGGGGCACCCTTGCACAGATGTTTGGACTCCCGGGCGAAGGTCAGGGGGTGTTCGGTTACGTGAAGTGGGCACTGATCGGAATCACTGGGACCTTTTGGGCATCCTACGGGATGCACATCGCGAACTTCACGTCCTCCACCCTGTTCTTTGCCGTTACGGTGCTGTGGGCTGGGGACTGGATCACCGGCTCGCTGCTGGCCTGGAAGGAGCACAAATACAGCACCTCCCGGGGCAAGTACTCCGTCCTGAAGCTGCTGCTGTGGTGGGCGGCCCTGGGGGCCTCCTGGACGTTCCTGCTGAACAACTACGGCTTCGACGATTTCGTGCCCTACATCGTGGGGGCCACCATCTGCTGGACAGAGTTCCTGTCCATCCTGCGGAATTCCGCCAAGTACCTGGGAAAGAACGGGAACTTCCTGCGCCGGCTGGCAGACAATCTCGAGGGGGAGGTAGACATCCACTTCGCCCGGTGGGAACGCAGTCTGTCCGAAAGAAGGAAGAAAACCCCCCAACCCGCGGTTGAGGGGTCAGATCACCAACCCGACCCCCCTACAAGGAAATCCGAGTCGGAATGACCTGGAAGGTCTCGGAGTTCAACACCTGCTCCAGGATTTCCCGAAGCACCCATTGCCGGGCGATTCCAGACTTCCTGGCGATTTCGTCCAGGGCGTCCAGGTGCCGACGCTCGATGTAAAGGGTCGTGTGGACCTTCTGGTCCCAAGTATGCAACTGCATGACATCATCCTACCATAGACTCTACACAGAGTCAACTTTGCAACGCTTTGAGTGGGCCTTCCACCCGGACTCGTTCTTGAAGTCGTCCCGACCACACCCCGGGCAGATGAACATCCCGGCAGGAGCCAAGCTCGGATCCCTGGGGACGGGGAAGACATGGATCACCACCAGGGTTCCCGGCTCCTTCGGGTAGCCCGGACCCCACATGCCGGGGCGAGGATCCCAGAACGCCTTGACACAGCGACCATCGATCACGATCTGGTCATCCTGCATGATCAACGGGGGTCTACCTGAACTCTTCCCAGACAGGGCATCCCAAGGCAACTTGTCGATGTTGTCCCGGTCGGGCTTCCGCAAGTAGGGCATCCCCGGGAACCAATGAGCCGGCGGTGGGAATAGGGCGTAGACCCGCCCAACCACGATGGCTCCCTTGTTGTTCAAGGGGAAGTGCTTCCGATAGGGAGAATCAACCAGGGCGTCCTCACAGCATTCCCTGATGTAGGTTTCGGCCATCTTGTTCCTGGGATCATCCCGCATGAATGCCTTCCCACCAGCACTGGCCCCGGCTCTGGCTCTGTGCTTGGGGCGGGGGGTGCCAGGCACCCAAAAGGAGAACTTGAAGGGGCTCGTCACCGGATCTACGTCAAAGACGTACTTTTCCCGCTTGCTCATGGTTGCACATTTCGGTAGCTTTGGGCCACCAGGCTGTCTGTGTAGAAGGTGAGGGTGTAGTACCCGGGGATCGGGGGGTTGAACTCGAAGGTGTAGGTACCCAACCCCTCTCTGTGGCACTTCCCGATGATGGCGGCTGGTGTCTGGAAGTCCCGGGGGACCGATGTACCGAAGGCTCCAATATTCCCTGCAAGGTCTGGTTGCTCCACCAACACCCACACCAGATTGTCTGCGGGATCCGCCAGCCCCCCAATGCAGTCTGACGTGCGGACAACGATGACCTCCAACCCCCCGGCGTAAACACCATGAAGGGGCGCCTTCTGCACATCCAGGCTGACCACGTTCGACCGCAGGGTGTGCTTGAAGTATCTGAATCTGGATCCTGATTCTTCATCCACGGCTGTGTGGTAGGCCCACAGGTACTCATGTGCGGCTACCCCCGGGGGGACTGTCAGACGGAACCAGAAGGCCCGAATTTCGTTGACCGGCCACGGAGAGGGAAGCACCATCGGAACCCCGCTGGTGGGGCTGGAGAACACCCCTCCCGGGTCGTCTGTCTCCTTGGCAATCGCTGGGATGCGTCCCCCAATCCCGGCATACTGCACTTCCAACACACACCCGGAAGACGGCTGCTCCAACCAGAGAGTGGGGTTGGTAACTTCGTCTCCGAGGTTCTGGATCATGATGGCTCTGTGGATGACCGCCCCGGCCTGTCTTCTCTCCGCTGAGAAGGAAGGGAACAGCCGGTAGGGATACTCCGTAGACCCCGCATAATCGTTGTAGCGGGACATCGCCACTTCCAACGCAGTGCCCCCTTTGCGCTGCAGGATCTCCCCCCCTTTGCTT